CTACGGCCAACGGTCAAAAGCCGAATGGTTCGTTCAGTGTTTATAGCCTATTCTCGGAGACGACTCATACTGCAGACGAGTGGAATAAAGGCACTGGGTGCTACGAAATAGCCCAAGAAAACGTAACATTTTAAAAATTAAGATAATGAAACGACTGAACAAGGAATCAGATTTCGACTTCTACCTCGACCTGACATCTGTCAATGGGATAAGTCTGACGGATGTGCCGAAGTATCTGGAGGCGGTGTTCACCACCGATGGGTACCGCAGGTACATCGCCAAGGTGGAGGACGGGGAATGCACCAACTGTCTCATCGAGGACGGACGGCTGCACATCATCATGAACAACCACCATCTGAACTCGGGCCGGCTGAAATGTACCGTCACCATCGAGGCCGAGGACGACAGCTATCCCGACGGGAAGAAGAGGCTGGTGTCTCCGCTCTCGCTGGAGCTGGAGCTTGTCAGCGGCCAGGGCGACGAGCCCACCGCAGCCGAGCTGGAGGCGGTGCTGCCCCTCATCAAGGGCGAGCCGTTCACGTGGGAGGACTTCACTCCCGAGCAGATAGCCGAGCTCCAGCGCCCCGCCAATGACATGATCGCGCAGCTGGAGGCCACCGACACAGCTGTCAAGAAGGCCGAGGAGGAACGCGTGACGGAGTTTGCCACCATCAGGGAGGACGCAAGAAAGGCCACAAGCGATGCCAACGCGGCCACCGAGAAGGCCGATGCGGCCACGGCCAGCGTGACGCAGGCGGTGCTCGACATCAGCAAGGAGAAGCAAGCGGCGCTGGAGGCTGCGGCCACGGCCATGAATGCAGCCAATGCCGCGGACACCTCGCGCGAGCAGGCCGACACCGCCGAACTGGAGCGCAAGGCCAACGAGATTTCCCGCCAGCAGGCCGAGAGCGAACGGGCCTCCCAAGAGGAACAGCGCAAGAAGGCGGAGACCGAAAGGGAGCTGGGCGAGCAGGCCCGCGCCGATGCGGAATCGCAGCGCTCATCCTCAGAGGCATCCCGCCAAGAGGCCGAGGACGTGAGGGCCAGCCAGGAATCCGAGAGGGTGGAGGCAGAGAAACTTCGCCGGCAGGCGGAAACATCCCGCCAAGAGGCCGAGCAATCCCGATCCACAGCGGAGCGGACACGGGACGACAACGAGGCGCAGCGCATCGCCAACGAGCAGGCCCGGCAAGAGGCCGAAGGGGAAAGGGTGAAGGCGGAGGCGGAGAGGGCCACATCGGAGCAGGATCGGGAGCGGGCAGAGGAAGAGCGTATCAATGAGTTCAACGCCTCCAAGCAGGCCTGCGACATCGCCACAGACGCCGCGAACACCGCTGCAACCACCGCGAACACCGCGGGCGAGCGGGCCGAGAGTGCCGCAACCCACCAGCCCATCATCCTTCAGAACGCGAACTGGGGAGTGTGGGATATAGAGACACAGCAGTATGTGGATAGCGGCAGCACAGCGCTCGGCTCACTCGTCTATCCCACCTTCGATGTGGAGGACGGGGACTTGATGATAGAGTCGGACACCGAGATACCTGACGGAATGTATGAGGTGGACGATAACGGAGACTTGATAGTAACCATTTAAAAAGAAAAGATATGGCAGATAAGATTAAAATCAATGCTGGGCACGTGGCCGTGACACCCGATGGTGAATACGATGCCACGAAGACCTACCGCAAGCTGGCGGTAGTCCATGCTGGAAACTCCAGCTACATGTCGCGTGCCAAGGACAACACGGGCAATCCCGTCACCGACAAGGACTGGTGGCTGGAACTCGTGAACGGGGATGACGCTGCGGCTGCGGCCCTCATAGCCAACAGCGCTGCGGACAAGGCCACCACGGCCACCGCCAGCGCCAACGCTGCGGCCACCAAGGCCACACAGATGGCGGCGACAGCGAATGCAGCAGCCTCCAGCGCCAACACGGCCACAGAGAGTGTACAGACCTCGCTGGCCGACCTCGAGGCCAAGAAAGAGACGCTGGAGCCTCTTGTGACGGAAGCTGGCCAAGCCATCAAGAACGCGCAGGACGCGCTGGCGCTCGCCACCGAAGGGTTCGAGCCTACGCTGCTCACTCCCGCGGTGATGTACGTGCCCGAGCTGGAGGAAGTGCCCGTAGGGGCCACCGTCAGCGTGGCACCCACCATCTACCCCGAGAGCGCGAACAAGAGCGTGGTGTACGCCCCGCGCACCTTCAACGCGGACATCGACACGGAGGGCAACGTGACCTGCACCGTGGCGGGAAAGGTGAGGGTGAACGTCTACCCCACACAGAACACACAGCTGGCCCGCACGGTGGATATTACCTACCGCGAGCTGGTATCGCGCGAGGCGGAGGACGGAACGGCCCGCGAAACGGAGGATGGAGAAGAGATAGAATGTTAAACTATTAATAGTATTAAGTTATGAAGATTACAGACATGCCTTTAGCTTCCGCACTCGACGGGTCGGAAGTGTTCGAGGTCGTACAGAACGGACAGAGCAAGCAGTGCTCTATCCTTGAGATTATGGCGGCACAGCCCGATGCCAACGGCATCTACCCCGATGTGCCCCTGAACCGAGTTGTCATCAAGCGCTACTCCATGCAGACGTCCACTGTCGCCGCCGTGGAGGGCAACCTGAAGATGATTGACATGCTGGTGGCCAAGTGCTTCCCCGTGCTGCTCGACAGCAACTCACTGCCCGTGGCCTACCTCAACGGCTCGGACATGACGAAGACCGTGGACGGACTGCCAGCCACTCTCGACGACCCCACCATGCAGGTGATGGCGCGGCTGGGCGGATGGTGGCAGAAGTACGAGTACGATGCCTCCACCAACGAGAAACTCATCAAGCTGAGCGTGTACAAGGTGCGCGGCTACCGCTACGTGCGCAGACGCTACCGCGGATGCTTCAACGCCACCGTCTCTGACGGAAAGCTGCTGAGCAACTCGGGCCTTTGGACCACACAGAGCGTAGCCATGCAGAACTACCACACCTATGCCAAGGCAACGGGCGACCACTACCGCGAGATTGCCATCAGCGACCACGAGTGCATCCGCAACCTCTTCTGGCTCATCCACAAGACCTACAACTCGCAGAGCGTATACCGCGGCATCGCGGACGTGTCGAACTGGTCAAAGTTCAGTCAGGCTGGCGCGGGAGGTCAGTCCACTTACGGACAGATGCACAAGACGGGCATCACGCTCGACATCAAGGGCCACGAGGGAGAGAAGGAGATTACCGTCACCTCGCCCGATGACGACACCATGCAAATCACCTGCAAGCCCAACAAGTTCCTTTGGTGCGAGAACGCCATCGGCGGCATGTACTGGCTGTGGGCTACGCAGTATCTGAAGAAGGACGGCATTTGGTACCGCTGCAACGACCTCGACAAGATTGCCTTCTCTGTCACCAACGACTACGAGGCGGTCTGCGAGCAGCCTTCGGGTAGCGGATATATCCTCGAGACCTTCGAGGACACCATGATACCCACCGCTGTCGGAGCCTCAGAGACCACTGGATATGCGGACTATTTCTACCGTCAAACCACTGACACAGCAGGACAAGTGTATGTCCCCGCCCTCGGTGGTAGTGCGATCGACGGTGGCTACTGCGGTGTCTCGGCCTTGACCTCGAACTACGTGCCTTCGACCTCGCCCGCGTACTGCGGGGGTGCCCTCGCTTCCGATGACCCGACCGACACGACAGCCGAGGGAACGGTAGCCGGATAAACGAAACCGCGCCCCTTTAGGGGCGAAAACCGAAATCGGGGCGAAAGTCCCGTGGGGCTTCCCTTCAAGTCCCCGCCCTCGGTGGTAGTGCGAACAACGGTGGCAACTGCGGTGTCTCGAACTTGAACTCGAACAACGTGCCTTCGAACTCGAACGCGAACTACGGGGGTGCCCTAACTCCTATAAGAAATCGTAACGGAAGGAAAGAGATTTTCTTGATATGAACTTAGGAGGGGAAGTGCCTTGCTAATTGCTCCAATGGAGCCGCCCTGAAAGGGGCGAGCAAAATATGTTACGCTCCACGGTCGGCCAGTAGGGAGGGCGGTTGTACGCTCCCCGGACACCGCTCGTACCCAATGGAAGCGACTTCCATCAGAACGGGTGAAACGATATAGGGATAAAGATACCATGAAAAGAAGGAAGATTGATTTTGAAGAGATGACGTCCTACTGCTCCCTCTACAACGCTTGGGTAAGATGCTCGAGAGGTGACGGGAAGGACAGACGCAGGGACGTCAGAAGATACGCAGTGAACCTGAAGGAGAACCTCCTTCGCTTGCAGCAACGTCTGAGGGACGGAACGTGGGAACCCGACAAGGGACGCACGTTCTACCTTCGGACAGAGGGCAAGATAAGGGAGATTCACACCGTGGGCGTGGAGGACAGAATAGTGCATCAGATACTCGTCAAGGCTTTCAACCTGCAACGGCACTTCGTCAGGCGCACCTTCGGCTCGATAAAGAAACGGGGCACGCTGAGAGCGAACAAGCAGGTGCGGAAAGACCTTCGCACGAGCGGTTACAACTACTGCGTGAAACTCGATGTGAGGAAGTACTATCCTTCCATCGACAAGAACATACTGATAGCGCTTGTCAGGCGCAGGTACAAGGGCGAGGATGCCATAAGGCTTTACGAGAAGGTCTTGTGGAGCTACAAACCCGATACGGACAAGTCCATATCCATCGGCGCTCTGACAAGTCAGGACAGCGGCAACTTCTACCTCACTCCGCTGGACTTGTACCTCCTTCAGGAACTGAAGGTAAGGTACATGTCAAGATACGTGGACGATATTGTCATCCTCGTCAGGGACAAGGAGGAAGGGGAGAGGGTAATCCGAAAAGCCACGGAGTTCGTAAGGACACTCGGCCTCGAGTTCGGGAAGATACTTCTCTTCCCCATCGACAAGCGGAGGATAGACTACTGCTCCTACGCGGTGAACGGAGAGAACGTGCGGTTGAGGACATCGACCAAGCGCAGGTTCATCCGCAAGCTGCGAAACCTTACAAAGCGCCCTCAAAGACCGGAGTACGAGCGTAACTGCGTCTGCTCCTACCTTGGGATGCTGCAATATTGCAACGGATATAAACTTTTAAAAGATTTGAGAAATGAATACCATCAAGTTTTTGACCGCATCGACCGACATGCCGAGAGGTGCGGAGAGCAAGAGAGAGAAACTGCCGGTGCCACAGCCGCAGATGGACGAGTACAGAATATACTACAACCACCGCACAATCGAGCGGGATATAACCGAAGAGGGAACCGGGGAACCCGGGTCCGTGTCGGTACCTGCGGCTGACTTCGTGTCGGTGCAGGCAGACCACGAACCCACCGATGCCGAATGGCGCGAGGTTCTCTCTGAGAACGGCTTTGACGATACCACCATCGACACCATACTTGCCGATGAGGGTTAGCGAGACGGGTGTAGCGTACAGAGGCGGATTCAAGGGGTCGTTCATTGACGTGGGCAACCTCATCGACCACAAGGTCAGGATGGATATTCTCGACTTCACCTCGGACAAGAGCTGCGTAAGGGACTGCGAGGACTACTGCCGTATGCAGATACGTGTTGCGGGCAGGCTGTACGTCACCTGGCACTCTTCGGCCATCCTTACCGACTTCCTGAAGGACTGTCGGGAGAAGGAGCGGACGGACGGGGTGAGCGTGTTCCCCATCGAGGACTGCATGATTACCTTGGGCGACGACAGAGGCTACTACCTCGAGGACGCGCCCGAGGGTTCCGCCATCTCTGACTGTGACCTCGAAAAGATTGTGGGGCACAGCCGAAAACGAAGATAACAATCTTCAGTGTATAACAAAACGGAGCGCCGGGCGGTTTGCCACGGCGCTCTTTTTATCACAAAAAAGCCCGGACGCGCATCACTGCGAATCCGAGCCAAGCGTCATATATGTAAAGTTACTCGTTGAAATATCGTCAATAATTTCCTCCCAGCATGGCCTGTGCCGCCTGCACCTTGTAGGGGTCGGCACCAACCGCGCCTGCATACTGCTCCGAGAGCGGAGCGCCTTCCGTCTGGCCCTGCTGCATCTGCTGCTGCCGCGTCTCGATGTCCTGAAGCAGCTTGTCGGCAAAGGGGTAGTTGCCGTAGCGCAGCACGTCGCTGATGTCGATGGCCCCGTTCGAGCTCTGCCACATCTGCATCAGCCAGTCGTTGATGCGCGTGCGGTAGACGGGAGAGGCCATGCTTTCCTTGATGGATATGCTGTACTCCACATCCCTCACGGCATTGGCGCTGAAGCGTGTAATCTTGTTCTTGTCGTTCGAGCCCACGCTGATATAGCGTCCGTCCTCGTAGAACTGCTGCATCATCTTCACCTTCTTCATGGCTATATCCTCGGTGAAGGAGGAGTAGCGCTTGAGGAAGGCCGCGAGGGAAGTGGTGGCGTTCTGCGTCTCCTGCGCGTAGCGCGAGGCCGACGTACCCGCCGATGGAGTGCGCCCCTGAAGGGCGCCCTGCACGCTGCTCACGCGGTCTATGAGCGAGAGCTGGAGTTGCAGCATCTCGTTCACACCGATGTTGGTGGCGTTGGCGAAAAGCACGTTGGGCCGTTTCTCTGGCTCGCCCGGCTTGTCCTTGAAGATGATCATGCCATCGAAGGAGGTGGCCTGCTCGTAGAACTCCTCGTTCGTCATATTGTCGGGAATGCAGCTCTTGGGCACGATCCACACACCCTTGGCCGAGGAGCGTATCATGAAGTCGTTGATGGTGATAAGTCGGTTGATGTAGCGCTGCTGGTCGATGAAGGTGGAGACGAACGAGTGTATCTCCCCGTTCACCCAGGGCCACAGACGCAGCGTGTAAGGGTGCGAGCGGTGGTAGTAGGGGCTCTCTCCCTCCATCAGCACGTAGCCCGACGGGGTCATGTACTGGAAGTACCAATAGTTGTCTATGAACTTCTCCACGTGGATGAAGGGAATGTCGTCCTCGGCTATTCCGTACTCTCGGGCCAGCTCGATGCGGCTGCGGTTCTCGGCCTCCACATCCTTGATGTCCTCCAGCTCTATCTTGTAGCGGTCACCGCTGTTCTTGTCCCAGCAGCGGTAGCGCTCCTTCGTCTCCTTCGTCCAGATTTCGTACACGCGGTACTTCGAGTCGTCCGAGGGCTGGTAGAAAGATACGTTTCTGATGTTGTACTTGTCATTGACCTGCTGCATCGAGGGCATGTTGTCCATTTCGTACCGTGGGCTGTCGCCCTCCCCGAAGTACAAGCGCCTCAAGTCCTCCACACCGATGCCGCTCTTCTCGGTGCAGAAGGTCGAGATAAGGGTTCCGCGGTCGAGGTCGTACATCTGCCCGATCATCGTCAGGTCGTTGTTGCGCGCGTCATATCCTCCCTCCCAGGCCATGAAGTAAGGGTTGGGAAAGTCGGTGTACGAATCGAGCACGTCATCGCGGTACTCGTAGGCCTCTCGCGCTGCCACCGCTCCCGAGACCTGGAACTCCTCGATGCCGGCCGTAAGCATGTCGGGCATCTTGTTGATCTGCCAGTTGCATTGCAGGGCGGTGGACATCATGTCGCCCACGGCCTGGTCTTCGCGGTTGCGCGCGTAGCACACGGGCTCGGTGTCCTGATTGGCGTAGAGGCCGCTCACGGAGTTCACCAGCGGACGTATCACGTTGTTCACAAGGGGTATGTTCCCTTTCGAGCGAATCCATTCCTTCTCGGTAATCTCATGGCCTCGGAAGGGTATCGTGTCGCTCCATTGGTCTCCGTAGACGTAGCGGAGCGCGCGGTCCCGGCTTTCCCTGAAGTCCGAGAGATTCTGCCATGCGGTATAGAAGCGGTTCAGCAGCGCGGGGTTATAGTGCCCGTACTGCTCCTTCCGCCTGCCCACGCTGTTCACCCAGCGGGATGCGGCATCAACCTTCTGTCTTGAATGAAGTTTCATATCTGTAGCTTTTTAGGGCAAAGTTCGTCATTCGAAGTGCCGCTTTTTTCTATGATTGCATGTAAGGGCCTTCGCGCAATCATAGAAAAGACTTGCCCCCCAATGGCTTTCCTTTGCATAAAAAGACGAATATGAGCAAGGAAATAACGATAACAAGGAGCGCCATCGTGAGCAAGGTGAAGGCCTACGTGGGCGTGTTCGCCCGCGATGCGGTGAACGAGAACGGCGACTCCATCTATGACATCCTGCGCATCGAAGACCGCGACGACGAGGTGCTGCGCCTGATGTACAACGACGCGGCCGGTGCCGTGCTCGCCCCCATGGGCGACTACGTATCGGGCAAGACCGACGACAAGCTCACCATAAGCATGCCGGTCAGATGCAACGAATACCTTTTTGCTGACGTCGGCAATATGGTGGAGCTGGCGCTGGTGAACCGCATCACCGCGCAGTGGTTCGACCTGAAGTACCCTCCCAAGGCGGAGCAGTTCTACGCCCGGGCCGACGAGGCGGTGAAGAGCGCCGTGGAGAAGCTGTTCTTCAAGATGGAGCCGAAGAGGAAGAGCTTCGGCACAACATGACATTAACGTAAAAACATAACGATATGGCTGATATAACAATCACACTGTCAAGGGGCGACATCGTGCTGCGCGCCAAGGACGAGACCTACCTCTCCTCGAGGGCCTTCCTCGTCACCGAGCAGGCCAACGCCAACGCGCGCTACGAGATGCAGGCCGACGAGAAGGACACGCACGAGAGGAAGCTGCTGGCCTCCATCCGCAACGCGGTGGCCGACCTGAAGTCCAAGCTCAACGAATATCTCATCAGCGGAGACGTGGACTCCAGCAAGGACACCGTCACGCTCACCGTCACGCCGCCCGAGGGTTTCAAGGGCAGCTACCGCACCAACGTCATCGCCGTGCTGGCTGAGGAGTACATCACGCGCCGGGTCATCGCCGAGTGGTGGGACGCGAACTACCCCTCGCAGGCGAAGAAGTACGACGCGCTGGCCCTTGCCACCATGGAGCAGCTGAGAAACGCCTTCTACTACAAGGGAGAGGCGACACGTAAAACATTCAACTCGTAAGGACTATGGAACTGGACATACAACTTTCAAGAGGCGACTTGGTGCTGAAGGCCAAGGACGAGACGTACCTTGCCGTGCGCACGCACCTCGTCACCGAGCAGAGCAACGCCAACGCGCGGTATGAGATGCAGGCCGACGAGAGGCAGACCCACGAGAGGAAGCTGCTGGGCTCCATCCCCTCCGCGCTGGCCCGCCTGAAGGCCGTGCTCTTCCGCTACACCGTCACCGACACACTCACCGACACGCAGGACGATTTCGAGGTGAGCCTCATCGTGCCTGACCGCTTCCACCAGGAGAGGCAGGAGGACGTCAAGCGTATTGTCTCGCAGTACATCTACCGCACCATGGTGTCGGAATGGTGGGAGGCGAACTATCCCAAGTACGCCGAGACCTACAAGACCAGCGCCGCGGAGTGTGAGATAAGGCTCCAGATGCTGCTCTCGCAGTCCTATCCCGTCGTGACGCGCGTAAGGAACACCACGGCCACGCTCTCGCCCGACAAGAGGCACATCTTCGTGGACACCACCCTCTGTCTGGAGGAAATCATGGACGACGTGCACTCCGAGATTCTTTCGGTGTCGCTGGCAAGCGCCAACGACAAGGGCATACCCAACCTTGCCATGCAGACGGACGAGATACTGGGCGCCTCGCAGCTGGAGCGCAGCATCAAGCGCCACGCATCCCGCATCGAGGGCCGCATGGCCGCGTACATCGCGGAGCCTCCCGAGACCAAGCCCGACATTTCCGAGCAATGGCTCGACCCTATCCGCTACTGCCTGAACATGCCCGCCACATGGGACGCAAGGCAGAAGGGGCGCATCGCCGACGAGCTGCAGAACTACATCGTGCTGCACACCGTGGGCGACTATCTCTCGCTTTACAACGCGAACACCGGACTGGCCTACACGCAGAGAGCCGAGGAGGCCGGTGACGAAATCAAATACATACTGACCATGAGGAAGCCGGGCACATACCGGCGCCCTCTGCAACCCTTTTAGACTATGGAGGAAAAGAGAAACAAGGTACCGGGCAGCGGACGCTCGGCAGGCACGCCCAACAAGGCCAAGAAACGCCTTCAGGAATGCATCGGAATGCTGCTGGAGGACAAGTTCGACGAGTTCAAGTCAATGATGTCGCTGCTCAAGCCCAGTGAGTATTGCCGCACGTATGTGGACTTGCTCAAATACAGCATCCCCGCCAAGCAGGCGGTTGCCGTCAAGGACGAGACGGAGGAAGGCAAGCGCGCCGCCTACGACATCATCATGCGGCTGCGCAAGGGAGAGATAGACAGAATGCCCGACAACATCATGCTGCCGGGCAATGTGGAGAACGGAGAAGGGGAAGGAGCCCCGGAATCGGAATAGGAGGGCGGAAAGATGGGTACGTTGCAAGCTGACATAGACCAGTTGGGAGTGGTGGCAATCATCCTCTTTGTAGAGTATGTGCTCGTGCTGCTGGCCGTCTTCGCCGACCTTTGGTCGGGAGTGAGGAAAGCCAGGCAGAGGGGAGAGGCCCGCACTTCGTATGGGTTCAAGCGCACGGTGGACAAGCTGTGCCGATACCTGAACCTGATGATCATCCTTACCATCCTGGACCTGATGCAGATTGTGGGGATATGGTACATCGACCACTATTACGGGTACAGCATGCCGGTGTTCCCCGCCGTGACGCTCATCGGGGCGCTCTGCATCGGGGCCATCGAGATGAAAAGCATCTGGGAGAAGGCCGACGACAAGGTACGCGACGACTACCACCAGCTGGCCGTGCTGCTGGCCGAGATGGCCAAGAACCGCAAGGACACGGCCAAGCTGACGGAGATTGTGGAACGGTATATGAACGGAGGGAAGGACGATGAAGGCAAGTGAGGCGCTGAAGGCGCATATCAAGGAACGCGAGGGCCTTTCCTTGAAGGCCTACCCTGACGACGGGGGCGTATGGACCATCGGCTACGGACATACGGGCGGTGTGAAGAAGGGCGACCTCATCACCCTTCAGACCGCGGAGGACTTGTTCGGGCGCGACCTTGCGGAGTTCGAGGGCTACGTGAACGGCCTCGGCCTGGAGCTGACGCAGGGCCAGTTCGACGCGCTGACGGACTTCTGCTACAATCCGGGCATCGGCAACCTGCGATCCAGCACGCTGCTGAAAAAAATCCGTGCCGGCCGTCCTTCCTCCGAGATACAGAACGAGTTCCGCAAGTGGAAGTACTGCAAGGGAAAGGTGCTGGCAGGCCTCGTCAAGAGACGGGAGTGGGAGGCACAGATGTGGGTATCATAAAACTTATTCGATATGGAAGAGGAAACGGTTGAACAGAGACTGGCCGCGCTGGTCATATTATGGCTGATATGGCTGGTGCTGATGGCCCTCTCGGGATGCGCGCGCAAGCAGTACATCCCCGTGGAGACCAAGATAACGGAAACGAGGGAGGTGCGTGACACCTTGGTGGAGGTACGTCTCGTGGAGCGCCACGACTCGGTAAGCCTGGCCAGTGACACGGCGTCATACCTCGAAAACCCCTACGCCTACTCGTGGGCGAGATACGAGGGTGGCTCCCTCCATCACTCCTTGGGCACGCGGAAAGGAAGCGTGCTGGAGGTGGAGGTGCCCCAATATACCGAGATAACACGAAAAATCGAGGTCCCGAAGATTGTGGAAGTGGAAAAATTCCTATCTTCGCGGCAGAAATGCTGGATAGCGCTCGGCAAGGTGTGTGCGGCCAGCATCTTCGTGAACTTGGTATTAATCGCCATACTCGTATGGATAAGGAAGAAAGGAGGGGGACACTGACAATACATGAAGAATAAGAGGGAAGTGGGGAACGGTGAGTAGAAGCGCCGTTCCCCGACATGGTTCCCTTAACCGCTCAGGAAATGACAAAAGTGTAAGTCCGACGGGTTTGTTGCTATGCTCTATAAGTAACAAACCTATCGGACTTTTTGTTTATGGAATACGAATCCATCCTTACCGCCATACTGGACGCGTTCGGCCTTGACCGGCACTCCGTCCTGCACTCCAACCGCCAAGACTGCGTGGACGCACGCTCCGCGCTCGTACATATCCTCGTGGGCATGGGCTACACCGAGCGCGGTGTGTCACGCCTTACCGGCTTCTCCCAGCAGAGGGTGAACCACCTGAAGAACGGCTTCCGCTACCGCAGGGGCTACGAGCTGACAATGAACTTACAAACTGTTTACAAACGGATATTTGGCAAAGAGGGCGCGTCTTGCGATATTTGCCCTACGGTCAATATTGGCCGCGACTAACAATTCACTATCATGTCAGAAACAGAAAAGATTTATTGCTGCGAGCGCCCGAACAACGACTTGGCGCTGGCGGCTCTGATGGGCGGCAAGCAGCACACCGACCCCATGGCGATGGCCGCGATAATGAACGGGGGCATGGGAGGCAACTGGATGAACAATCCCTTCGCCTACATCATGTTCATGATGCTCTTCCGCCAGTTCGGAGGCTGGGGCGGCGAGGGCGGCGCGCAGGGCCAGCAGAACATCGAGATGCAGAACCAGCTTGCGGCCATCCGCTCGCAGCTCTCCGACAACCAGAACTCGGGCCTTGTGATGGAGGCCATCAGGGGCAACGCCACGGCCATCGGCCAGCTGGCGCAGACGCTCAACTGCGACTTCGGGGCCTTGAACAATGCGGTATGCGACGTCAGAGCGGGCATCGACAAGGTGGCCGGTCAGGTGGGTTTCTCCTCGGAAAGGGTCATCAACGCGGTGAACCTTGGCGACAGCTCGATTGTTAGCAAGTTGCAGGAGTGCTGCTGCGAGAGCAAGACGGCCATCCTCGAGATGGGCTATCAGAACCAGCTCGCCAACTGCCAGCAGACCGGCGCGCTCACCAATGCCATCAACGGCAGTGCAAACGCCGTTCAGAACAACCTCACGCATTTGGGCTTCGGGATGCAGCAGGGATTCACCAACCTGGGCAACATCACGCAGCAGGGATTCTCCAGCATCGGCTATGCCACCCAGCAGCAGACGTGCGAAATCCTGCAAGGACAGCAGGCCTCGACGCAGCGCATCATCGACACTCTTAACTGCCACTGGAACCAAGACCTCCAGCAGCGCTACAACGACGCGCGTCTGGAGCTATCGCAGCTGAAGCAGAACGAGACCCTTATCGCGGCGCTGAAGACGACCACCACCGCCTGATGATGAGCGGGGCGCGGCACTTACTCTGCGGGTTGCCGCGCCCTTTTTACCAACCCATAAAACGACTGAACGATGAAATTCAACGATGTAAAGAGCGGGTACAGAATATTCCTGCTAGACAAGGCTTCCATGAAGGTGAGCGAGGCCAAGGTGACGGCCGTGGGCCTTCCCTATCCCGAGCCGATGAAACCGGGCCAGCTGGCACAGAGCATGAACCGGCTGGTGGACGTAACGATAGACAACGGGGAAGGGCCGCACGTGTATGCCATACCCGAGGGGGCGGACGTGACCTATGCGGGTGACACCGTGCTGTCGGTGGACGCCGAGGGCATCCTGCGCGAGGTGCGGGCCATGAAGGCCCATGCCGAAGAGTCCCTATCCAAGATGGACGGGCACAAGGAGTGCATACAGTGCTGCGACACGATAATCTCAGAGCTTGACACCTCCTACAAGGAGAAGCGCGAGCTGGAGGGCAGGCTGTCGGGTGTGGAGAGCACGGTGAACGAGCTGAGGGACGAGCTGCACACATTCCTGAAGGAGATGCGGAAATGAGCTTGGAGGACTTTATCGAAATGGCCGACGGCCTGACGTATGCCGAGTTCTGCCTGGCCCTGCAATCCCTTCACGCGCAATCATAGAAGTAACGAGCCCGTGAGTTGGTTAGTTTTGCGAAAACTAACATTTTAAAAACATCATGGAAGAAGATAAAAGACGAAAGCTTTATGATGCCTTGAATAGGGAATACGGGGACAACTTCTCCACATTCGACAACTTCAAGGAGGGATTCAAGGACGAGAGCGCCGTGCGGCGTTCCTACGGCCTGCTGCGTGACGCGGGCATCCCCGGCACTTGGCTGGGCGACGAGGACACGTTCGTGGGCAAGTTCGTGAACAAGGCCCCCTCGGGCACCAAGGACTACGGCAACGTGTCCGTCAAGCCGGGAGACAATTTGCCGGGCCGCGACGGCGTGCAGGAAGATGCCGTAGCCATGTGCCGCAGTTACGTGGACAAGATGCAGCAGGCCCGCCAGACCGAAGAGGCCCGCCGGAAGGCCGAAGAGGAAAAGCGTCAGGCCGACATGCAGGCCAAACGGCAGGACGAGACCAAGGCCAACACGAACAAGGATTATGTGATGAGCCACGAGCGCCCCGAAGGGTTCGGCAAGAGACGCGACAACCTTCTGGACCTCTCGCTCGGGGAGCAGGGCAGAGACCTGCCCGAACTGGGCGACGATGCCGGGAAGATCAACGAGCGCATCAAGGCGGTGAACAGATATTACAAGGGCCAAGACCCCGACAAGCTGACGGGCAACGAGTTTGACCGAGTGGACGGAAATCTGAAGAAGGCCCGCGAGGAATACGACAAGGCGATGGACGAGAACAGCCGCGCCACAAGCGACCCCAAAGAGAGGGAGCGCCGCTATCAGGCCAAGGAGAAGAACATGCTCCGAAGAAAGTATATCTCCGCGGCCGAGGACTTGATGGACGAATCCAAGCGGCTCATGAACGCCGTGAAGAAAGGCAAGGACGGCACCATGCTGGGCAACCTCGCAAGAGGCTTCAAGGATGGCGTGTTCAACCTCGACACATGGACGCTCGGCATCACCGACGGGCTGCGCGCCATGAACATCAAGAACGTGATTGAGAAGGTGGAGTCCGGCAAGGAACTCACCGAGGACGAACAGAACCTGATGGACGCGCTGCTTGTGAACGCGGCGGTGAACCAGTCCATGAGCAAAGACCTGCCGAGAGCGTACAAGGCAGGTATGACGACCGGGCAGAGCGTACCATTCATGGTGGAGATGATGACCGGAACCGCAGGCGTTCAGCAGGTTACCTCACACTTAGGACGCGGACTGCTGAAATACGCCTCCAAGTGGATGGCAAAGCGTGCCGCCAAAGGAGCTTCCAACAAGATAGCCAGACAGCTTATAGAAGGCGGCTACGGCCTTGCCAAGGGCGTGGTGGATTCCGCCATCAATACGGCGTCCATCGACGCGGCCCGAGTAGGCTACGACTACACACAGCGCACAACCGGTGACGCAAAGTATACGTTTGACGACAACGGAAAGATAACCTATGACGGAAGGGAGAACGTAGCCGACGAGAGTATGGGCACGTGGCTGAAGTCATTCACCTCCACCGCCCTCGAAACGCAGAGCGAGCTTATCGGTGAGCAGTTCCTGCCCATCATCCGATTCATGGGCCGTGGTATGCTGCAAATGCCGGGCCTTAAGCAGGCGGCGGCCTCGGACTGGTGGAAAACGCTCAGCACGACATGGAAGAACTCGAAGTCGGTGCGCAACGTGGGCGACTTCATGAACCGCACGCAGTTCCACGGCGTGCTGGGTGAATATGCCGAAGAGGTGTACAACAATATCATCAGTTACGCCATGGGCGACATGACAAAGGACGAGCTTACCGACCTCGACAACAACATCGACACTTTCCTCGGAGTGGGCGTGCAGAGCGCTTTCTTCGGGCTGATAGGCACCGGCGCGTACGTACACGACCGCTACAAGTGGCGCAAGGAGATCAAGGCCTTCGAGGGCACGCCCTACGGAGCCAAGATACGCGAAGAGGTTTCGGGAATGTCGTTGAAGGACGCGCGCGAGTATCTGAAGTCCATCGGAGCCAGCACCGAGCTGGACGAGGACGAGAAGAAAGGTATCATGCGCTATGTCACCAACCTTATCAACGAGAACGCATTCAAGGAGTTTGCCACTTCCCGTGCGGAGGAATCAGGCGACCCCGCATCCGCGCAAGTCACCGAGGCCGTTCAGGAATCCTACGACAGCGGAGCCGACGCAGCCACTCCCCAGGAAAAGCAGGAGGTGAAGCAGCGCTACGACGCAGCCACCGCCGCACTGAACACCGCCGAGAACGACCCCTCAGAGCAGCAGTTCGCCAGCCTCGTGCAGGAGAACAGCCCGCAGGACGGATATGCAGCCCTGCGCCAGCAAGGCTATGACGAGGAACACATACAGCGCGCCATGGACTATTACAACGCGCGTGCCGCCTACGAGGGCCTGCAAGACACCATCATTGACAGCGTGGACCAAAAGGTGGAGGACGGCAAGAAGGAGGTGGACGCGAACACCCATAAGGAGAGTGGCATGGTTATCCCCGTCACCGACGGCAGCAGCAACCGCGCCGGCCATCTTATCTCCGGCAACCTCGTGAGAAACGGGGACGGTACGGTGGACGCGGAGAACAGCGACCAAGTGTTGATTGTCCGAGGAGAGGACGGCCAGCAGTTCATGGCATCGCCCAAGAATCTTTCCGTCACCGGTGAAGCGCTCTCCCCTGACGAGATGAAACAGCAGATCGAGACCACCTACCGCCAGTCTCTTCTCGAGGAAGCCAGCGCCGAAGTGGATCCGCAAGCCGTGCAGGAGGGCGAGGAGGAAGCGCAGCAGCAAGAGGAGCAGGCACAGCAGGCTGAAGAGCAGCAGCCCCTGCCCGACCCCACTCCGCAAGCCGCCGAAGAACAGCCCATCGAGCAAGCGCCCGTCGAGCAAGCCCCCGAAGGACAGCAGGATGAAGTGCAGCCCGAAACACAAGGCGAGGCGCAGCCCCAAGAGCCTGCGGCCGGCCAGCAGTCAGCCACTCCCATGCAGTTTAACGAGCATGGGGAGGAAATGTACGAGAGCGTAGACCCTCAGGTAACGCTCGACTATCTCTCGGAGGGCTCCGACGAGGACGAAGTGTCGGCCATGATTGAGCAGAACCTCGACGAGGCGTTCAAGGAATATGAGAAACTGAAAAAGAAAAAGCCCGTACCGGGAAAGAGCAAGGCAGCGTACGACAAGGCCAAGGCTGAGTACAACGCAGCGCTGGAAGAGGCGAAACGCCCCGTGGACTACTGGAAGAGCGTCAAGCAACTCCAGCAGCAGCGCATCGACGCCGCCAAGCAGGAGCAACTGGAGGCAGCGCGCCAGCGTGCCGCACAGATGCCCGAAGAGGCTCCGGTGGATTCCGAGGGCGCTCCCGACTGGCTTATCGACAAGCCCGAAGATTCCCGAACGAGAGGATTCCGCATGGTGGGCGCAGAGAAGGTGGAGCGCCAGCAACCCGTAGAGGGCTTGCAGGGCAACGAGACCGCCGTCAGATTCTCGGAGGACAGAAAGCCAAAAGGACACCTCTTCGTCATGGAGGCAGACCAGTTGCAGCCCAGCCACCGGCAGGGCCAGCGCAACCCCTCGCACTTCATCCCCGAAGCACAGCCGAAGGACCGCACCGACAACGCATCCGTGCTGGCCTCGCAGAAGATAGCGCAGAACATCAACCCGGAGGAAATCACCTCCACCAGCACCGCCTATACCGGCGCTCCCACGGTGAACGCACGCGGAGAGGTGGTGCAGGGCAACAACCGCAGCGACGCACTCCGCCAGATGTGGGGCGCCGGCTACGAGGAGCAGGCCGCCAAGTACAAGCAGTACCTGATGGACCATGCCGAAGAGTTCGGCCTGAAGAAGGAGGACATCGAGAAGATGAAAGCCCCCGTGCTGGTGAACCGCCTGGACGACGTGACCGACCAAGAGGCCATCGATCTGGGACAGTTCAACGCAGCCGATACCGAAAGTGGCGGCGAGGAACGCATCAATGCCGGCAAGACCATCCAACGTCTGGGCGGCAAGATAAGCTCGTTCATAGATATGCTCATGCAGGGCGACGACGATACGCTGGGTATCAGCGACCTCTTGCAGAAGAACGGCCTTAAGGCGCTGAAATGGCTGGCCCAGCAGGGCATCATCACCAACACGCAGGCGCAGAGTACCGCCGACAAGAACGGCCGTCTGACCGACAAGGCCGTGGAGGATTTGAAGGAAATCCTCTTCAACAGCGTGTTCCAAGGGGCGAACCCCGGACTGCGCAACATCTTCAACAACCTGCCCGCCAAGGCGCAGCGTGCCATCCTCAGCACCATGTACCGCGACACGCAGTCCGATGAAGACTCGCGCATCAAAGACCATGTGCAGCAGGCCATCTACGCGTACGAGCTGCTTAGGACGGATGAGAAGTTCGCCAAGGCCACCACGCTGGAAGAGGCACGCCGTGCGGTAAAGGACTGGGGCAATCAATATTCCTTTGAAGAAAATGGAAATACTTTGCTCAATTCAGATAAATTCAGTAACTTTGCTCTCGAACTCGCAGCCCGTTTCAAGGGCCAGACCCAAAAAGAGCAGCAAACCCTCCTGAACCGTTTCTTCGACCTCGTACAAGGCGTGAAGAAGGGCGATATGTTTGAGGAGGAACGCGGCAAGGTCGGACTGAAAGAGGCTGTGGAGGAGACATTTGGTATCACCTTAAAAGAAAAAGACAATGGACAAAATGGAAGCGTATCTGTGGCTGGCGACGATACAGCTGGCGCAGGAAGGGAGCAAGACGGATCAGGAAGCGGTGGACAGCGAGAACGCAATCCGCAAGGAGAAGGGCCTGCCGAGCCTGCAAGAGGAACTGACGGCAATGGCACAAGCGGAACCGAAGGAGCCGTAAATAACACTCCCATTCAGGGAAGTCTGTTCGACGACGGTAAGAAAACCGAAGAGGAGACGATGGACGACTTCTATGAGAATGTGGTAAATGAAGACGCTGTTGATAGCCTTGGCGATGATGAAAGCCTTTCGCTCGCCGAGATAGCTGTAGTCAATCCTATGCTTAGCGACATGAAACCGAAGGCTGCATGGGAATGGTTTACGGGGTTACTCGGGAAAGCAAGCGACAAGGCCGTTGCTGAAATGCAGAAAAGATACGCAGGGAAGAAGGACCTTGACCGCAACGAGAAGAAACTATTCGATGCGGTGAATGCTGAGTTGGAAAGACGAGGTGAAGAGAAGGTTTCCAAGGACGAAAGCGACAAGGCTTCTTTAAGTGATGAGAATAAAGCTGAAATTGAGAGCCAGGCTAGGGAATTATCCTATGATACGGTAATGAGTTATCACAACGATGGTAGCCTTAAGAGCCCCGAACTTTGGAAAAAGAAAGCCGAGCAGCTCTATAAAAATGCAGTAAGCAAATATGGAGCCGATTCAGAGGAGGCAATTAGACAGAAAGGGGCTCTTGACGGATTGCTGCAAGCGCTTGACGAAATAGCCAAGGAGCGCACCGTCAAAAGCAAGACTAACACCAAGAAGAAGGCCAGCAAGCCCGCAGCGCCAAAGAAGGGCGAGGCCGAGCCATCTTCTCCAAGCCTTTTCGAAAATCCCCTTGTCACTGACGAGAGATACGAGGAACTTAAGAAACGCCTTCGCTCAAAAATCAGTAACCTGAACGTAGGCTTCGACCCCGAAGTGCTTTCTATCGGCATGGAAATGGCTGCTTACCATATCGAGCGAGGCGCAAAGAAATTTGTGGACTTCTCGCGTGAGATGATCAAGGAGTTCGGAGACGGAATCCGCGGGTATTTGAAGAGCTTCTACAACGGCGCCCGTGATATGCCCGGTATGGAAAGCCTCAAGAGCGAAATGACCCCTTACGCCGAAGTGGACGCAACCGACGTAGCCAATATCGGCAAGGAGACCATCGACCCGATGCGCACGGCTGATATGGCCAAGCGTGAAAAGGAGGTGGAGGAAGGAAAGAAAAAGACCGAGGAACTGAAAAAGGAAACACTCGACGATTCTGAATACTCCCTTTCTGTAAGGAGGGTAGGCAACCGCTACGGCATCTATCGTACCAAGAGAGGTGCAGTTCCGGTTACCGATGAGCGTCCTCTTGTCACGGCTACAAGCTATATCGAGTTGGAACAGATTCTGGAGAATCCATACAACCAAATGCAGGATATGCTGGACGAGAGCAAGAGCGCCATTGCAAGAGGCATCCGTGTTAATGCAGCTGAAGAAAGAAAAAGAAATGCTGAAAATAATGCTGGTACTCAGAAAAAAACCGTATCTTTGCCGAAAACGGACGTAGCGAAGAAGGCCAAGGAGGAAATGCCGAAGTCAGAAGAGCATCCCGTATCCGAACTGACCGGCGATTCTGTGCGCAACCAGCAGCAAGAAAAAGAAGAACAGAGCCTCGTTATTGACTTGATGGTTGAGTTAAGCAATCGTATGCGGCACTACCTGAAAGGGAAGATAGAGCCTATGACGATGCGCGACGTGCAGGATATGGCGAATAAGTATCCCACTCTCCGCGAAGGTTTGAAAACCGACCTGCAAGAACTTGTCGAACGGGCCATGACAAGCCTGCAGAGAGCAGCGGCCGAGGAAGGTGTTAAGGCGAGCGAGGCAGAGGCCCGTGAACGGTTCAGTCAGATTGTGGCAACCTATATGGTTCAGCCAAACCTGAACGCACGGGATTCAACCCGCGTAGCCTTGCAGCAATACAGCACGCCAACCCCATTCGCTTTCCTGATGAGCCGTTTTATTCAGTCGGGAGGCAAGAAGGTTGAGAGTATGCTGGAGCCCAGTGCAGGCAACGGAGCGCTGACTATCGGATTCGACAAGAATATTGTTCATGTAAACGACATCGACGACCGCCGGCTTGCAAACCTCCGTACTTTCGGATTTAAGTCTGTTACGTCGCAGAACGGACTTATGCCGTTTGACGAGAGAGTGGATGCAGTTTCCACCAATCCGCCTTTCGGCACCGTTGAGGCGAAGGAATACGACGGGTACAAGATTACATCGCTGGAAGGGCAGATGGCAATCAACGCCCTGGAGAGCATGAAGGACGACGGACGCGCGGCTATCATAATAGGCGAGCATACGAAATATACGCCATTCGGTGCGTTACTCGGCAAGGATAAATCGCTGTTCGGCTATCTGTACCAACACTACAACGTAGTGGACGTCATCAATATGGACGGCGAAATGTACGGACGGAACGGCACAAAATATCCCGTGAGAATGATTCTTATCGACGGACGCAGGCCTCAGGACGGGAGCGAACATTACGCTCCGGTACGTGATAAGGCCAACGCAGAGGTCGTTACCACTTTTGACGAACTTTTTAATCGTGTAGAAAATGACATATTATCACTTGTACAGAAAGAGGGTGAGCCTGCTGGTAGGTCAGGAGGGCGAGCCGAAGCCGATAACGAGAACGCAAGTGCAGCTCGCGATGGAGGCAGTAATACGCGTGGAACTGAGCGAAGGGAACAACCCGTATCAGACGGCGAGAGAACTGAGGGAGGAACTTCACGAGGATTACGGACAATGGAACCAAGGACTTCCGAGCCCTCAGACCGAGGAGGACATGAACAGTCAGGAGAATATCGAGAAACTGGCCGAGTGGATAGCGTCGCGCAAGGAAGTGACGACGGCGCTGGAACTGATGGGCAGCGAACCACCGACCAAGAGCGACGAGATAGTAATAAGCCCGGAGGAGGAAGATTATCCGACGCTGGAGGAAACGCTGTACGGAATGATTCTAACAGAGCCAGACTGACAAAGGACGGCGACCTCGAGGAGAAACTTCCATACCAGTCTAAGAGCGAGAATTACAACTTAGGCTCAGTGATGCCTGCCGTACAAGCTGACGCGGTTAGAAAGTCACTGGACGGAATCGGGGACGTGGATGAGTTTGTACGTAGCGAACTCGGATATTCGAGCAAGGAAGAGCTGTTCAAGTCATTGGCCGCTGAGCAGATAGACAGTGTGGCTATGGCTATCAACCAGATGAATAAGGGCAATGCCTTTATTATCGGTGATATGACGGGAATCGGCAAGGGACGACAAGGTGCGGCCCTAATACGCTATGCCATAAAGAAAGGGAAGAAACCCATCTTCTTCACACAGAAACCTGGACTGTTCAGTGATATGTACCGCGACCTGCAAGATATTGGGTGCGGCAGTCTCAACCCTATGATTATTGCTTCTGACGCAGATAAGGCCAATATCGTTGAATACAATAACGGTGTGGCTAAGGTTGTTCACAAGCTGAAAAGCCCGGAGGTGAGAAAGAAGGAGTTACAGCATATAATCGACACCGGTGAAATGCCGGAAGGGTACGATTATGCCGTAATCACCTACTCTCAGATACAGAATGGCAAGGTTGAATACGAGATGGGAGACGAAGGCCCGAAAGAAAAGCCGAAGAAAAAGACTTCCAAGGCAGACGAGGGCGGTCAGCTTCGCCGCGATGCAATCAGCCGGCTGGCGCAGGGCAATTATATTATATTGGACGAGAGCCACACGGCAGGCGGGCAGGGCAACGGAGGAATGTTCCTTCAGACCATTATCCCGAATGTGGAGGGGTGTACGTTCATGTCCGCTACATTCGCAAAACGCCCCGACAATATGCCGATTTACGCCATCAGAACGGACATCTCAAAGGCGGACTGCAACGCGCAGGAACTCATACAAGCCATTATGGACGGCGGTGTAACGCTGCAAGAAATCATGTCCAAGCAGTTGGCCGAGAGCGGTCAGATGATTCGGCGCGAGAGAGATTTCTCGGGCGTAACCATCGACTGGATAGAAGCCGATGAAGAAGTGGATAAAGACCAGCGCAAGAAGTTCGACGAGGTGGCAAACATCTTCAATTCCATTAAAAAGTTCCAAGACCGTTATGTGAAGCCGAAGATAAACGAAATGTCCGAGGCAGAGGCAGAAAGGCAGGGGAATGTAGATCAGAAGAAAGGCACAAAGGACATGGGAGTTTCCAATGTCCCGTTCGCTTCTAAGATGTACAACATGGTAAACCAGTTGCTCTTCTCAATGAAGTGCGATGCGGTAGTTGATAGAGTACTCAGTGAATTGGAGGCAGGCCGAAAACCCGTAATCTCATTCACCAATACAATGGGTACCTTTATTGATGATCTTGCCGGTATTGAGATGAACGAAATGCCTACGCTCGCTATTTCTCTCGAGAAAGCGCTCGACGGAGTTCTTCGTATTACAAAGAAGGATGCGAAAGGAAACGAGGTGCATGAAATGCTTAGTCCGTCAGAACTCGGCCCAGGCGCAACGGAAGAATACGACAAGGTTAGAGATACAATCAGAAATCTTACCGCAGAACTTCCCATCAGCCCTATTGACTATATCCAGCAAAAAATTAAGGAAGCAGGGTATAGCGTGGGAGAAATCACAGGTCGTG